TAATGCCGCGCTGCTCGAGATGAATTGTCAAATGGGTGATGTCACTGTCGGACATCGCGCGCGGCTTGAACTTGTCGGGCTGCTCCCACGGTGGGCATTGATAGACGGTCTTGCACGATGAAAACTCATCATAGCAAAAAATGCTCGAGAGCTGCTGGTCGTTTTCGATGAAGAGCACGGCGTTGCCCAGATTGCCCGGGTCGATCTTTCCCTTGTCGGTCACATAGAGCTTCTCGCGCCAGTCAACCGCGCGCGCCCGCGACTTGTCGCCCTCGCTGTAGAGCTGCACGATCTCGCGCGACTCCTCGCCATACGACTCGAGCGGTGGCAGGTCATCAAAGCGCTCTGGCGGCTCGCCCGGGTCGGTGTTGAAGCTCGGCTCATAGTCCGGCCCGTCCTCAAATGAAGGCCCGTCGTCAACCTCGGCCTCAGCTGGCCGCTTGATTCGCTCGACCAGTGCGCCGATCTGCGCCCGAGTCTCATCAACCCCAAGGTCATTCCAGTCTGTGCGCTTGCCCGGGTCGCTCGGCGAAATGGCCGGCACGGCCACAAATGCCCCGCCCGCCTTGGCTGCAGCTTCTTTGGCCTTCTCAGCCCCCACGTTGAAAAGCCGGTTGGCCTCTCGCCATGTGGCCCAACGCGGGTCATCACCCGGCACGTCAGCCGCCACCACGCCCTCGGGCTTGATGCCAGGCCGGAAGACCCAAGCATCATTATCAGCCGCGATGATGAGCACCGACCCGCGGCGAGCCGCTTTGATCTCTTTGGCCACCGCGCCCAGATTGCCAGCGTTAAAGGCCACCACCACCGGGAAGCCGGTTGCCTCGCGCAGTGTCAGGCCGGTGGCGTAACCCTCGCAAATGATGATGATGTCAAAATTGTCACTCTCCTCGGCCAAAGCGCAATAGCCGCCCGAAATGGCCCCATTGGTAATGAAGCGCTTGGAGCCGTCCGGACTGATAAATTGCAGGCTGACGAGCTTTTGCTTGCGCCGGATAGGCACATAGAGCAACTCGCCTGACTGGCGCGCACCCATTGGCTTGATGCCCTTGCGCTCTGTGTAGGGCGTCCCTGTGGCTGGTTTGGCCCGCTCCCATAGAGCTTGAGCCTTGACCGCTGCCGCCTCGGCCGCGGCCTCTTCCCGGGCAGCGGCTGCCGCCTTTGACGCGCGCACCTTCTCAGCCCATGACGCCTTCTCTGCCTCGCTGAATTTGCGAGTCGCCTTACTGTGCCATGTGATCGTGTCGCCCTGCCGGTAATTGCGGAACCAGCCCACCGCGAATCCATCCTCAATTTTGAGCTGATAGACACCTGTGCGCGATTTGCCACGGTCGCCGTCAACGGTGAACCGGTTGCGCTTGTCGTCGGCCTTGATCTCGCCGGGGTGCATTGGTGCACACCCAGCGGCCCGCATGGCCTCAATAAATTCGTTAATGAACTCTTGCACAGCGCACGCCCCTGAGAATGATTAAAGGGGCAGCTTCTTCTCAACAAGCGGAAGGCCTTTGGCGATGGCCTCGCGTAACACCTCGGTCTTGGTCTTGCCGGTCTCGGTCATTTTGTTCTCGATCTCGAGCGCTTGGGCGATGGTTGACTGAAACATTTGGTTAACTTTTGGCTCGGCCATTTTAGTTCCTTGGGGTCAGTGTTAAAAAGCTATATATTGCTAGATTATATATATAAATTAGTCAATTGCCTTTTTTCGTTAACGAATGCCCTATTTTGTCACCGTGTCTTATCTAGCTGTGACAATTGCGTGACACCATTTTTCCCAGTGTTAACAATTGGTTATATGGTGGTGTCTCTTGTCTTTTCTTCTTTATTAAAAAGAATAATATAGTAATAAGCCATAGTATATATATTGCAATATATATATGAATAATTAGCTAGTAGGATACCAGAGGTCACTGCGAACGGAATGTGTGACAGCCAAGACGTGACAAAAACCACCGGTTGCGCCCTCTGTCTGGCTGTGGCATTAATGGGACATGGAAGACGTTAACAAACTCACGCCCAAGCAAGAGGCTTTCTGCCTCGAATACCTCCTCGACTTGAACGCGACTCAAGCGGCAATTCGGGCTGGTTATAGCGAGGCCACGGCCCAAGCAATCGGCAGCGAAAACCTTAGTAAACCTTTGGTGCAAAAAAGGGTTAACGAATTGCAGGCCGAGCGCATGGCCCGAACCAAGATTTCAGCCGACCGAGTGCTCAAGGAGATCGAGCGCATTTCGTTCTATGATTTGACCGATGCAGCCGTCAAAGAAATTGGCGACATCACTGGCCCTGAAGACATGCGAAAATTGCCAGAGGATTTGCGCCGCGCGATCATCGGTTGGAACTGGGACAAGAACGGCAAGTTCACGATCAAGTGGGCTGACAAGTCAAAAGGCCTCGAGCTATATGGCCGACACCTGAAGCTCTTCACCGACAAGCATGAACACACGGGGGCAGACGGGCAACCTCTGCAAATTCAAATTGTCGATGATATCCCGGGTTAACCTCACCAAGAACATCGCGCCAGCTTTTTACCCTGTGCACAACGCCATTAAACGCGGCACACACAGCACGTTCTGGCTCAAGGGCGGTCGAGGCAGCACAAAGTCGAGCTTTGTTGCCATCGAGATCATTCTCGGCATCATCGCTGACCCGCTTGCCAATGCCCTCGTCTCTCGCAAAGTTGGCGACACCATCCGGCACAGCGTCATGGAGACTTTGCTCTGGGCAATCGGCGTGCTCGGTGTTGCCGAGGCTTTCACACACACCAACTCGCCTGCTGTCATCACCTACAAGCCCACCGGCCAGAAGATCATCATGAAGGGTCTCGATGACCCGTTGAAGCTCAAATCCATCAAGATCAAGAAAGGCTATTTCAAATTCCTGTGGTTTGAGGAGGCCGCCGAGTTCAATGGCATGGCCGAGATTCGCAACGTCGGGCAGTCGGTCTTGCGCGGTGGCAAGGTCTTTGTCGAGTTCATCACCTACAACCCGCCCAATGACCCGGCTTCATGGGTCAACAAGGAATGCGACGCAGCAACGCCAGGCCGCTATGTGCACCATTCAACCTATCAGGATGTTCCGCCCGAGTGGCTTGGCCCCAAGTTCATCGCCGACGCTGAAGCCCTACGCATCAAAGAGCCGCTTGAATACGATCATGAATATATGGGTCTCGCGGTGGGTCGCGCCGAGCAAATCGTCTTTCATGGCAAGTGGGTCGAGCAAGCATTCGAGACGCCCCACCATGATAATATCTATCAATCGCGCTTCTTCTTGGGCGCTGACTGGGGCTTTGCCGATGACCCTGCAGCCTTTATCCGCGCCTTCATCATGTATGAAAACGGCGAGACCAACCTCTATGTCGATTACGAGTCAGGCGGCTATCACATTGAGCTTGACGACCTTGGCGATCACATGAAAATCATTCCCGGCGCGACGAGTTGGCATTGGTATGGTGACAGCAGCCGCCCAGAGACCATCAGCCACGTTCGCAAAAGCTCCATCAACATCGACGGCGCGCCCAAGTGGGAAGGCAGCGTTGAGGATGGCGTCGAATATATCCGCACATTCAACAAGATCATCGTTCACCCGCGCTGTGTGCATCTCATCGAGGAGCTGAAGAAATATTCCTACAAGGTGGACAAGCACACCAAAGAGATTTTGCCCATTATCATTGATAAATGGAACCACTACATTGACGCCCTGCGCTATGCCTTGGCCGACTATATCAAGTCCGATGTGTCAATCTTGGACGTGCTCTAATGAGCAACTTGGCGGCTGGCTGGCTTTTGTGTTACTGTCTGGCAAGAATTTAACGCCCCTGAAGAGGTGAGAGCGATGACCACAGAGATCAATAATTCACTGGGCGAGTTGGTTTCGACCCTTACCGGTCATTCTTTCATGAATGGCGCACAGCTATCACAGACCACCACGCTGCAGATTAACCTGCGCGGCTATCTCATCTCAAACTTCCGTCAGCTCCTCTCCCAGCTCTATGTCGAGCACGGCATCGTGCAGACCCTTGTTGACCAGCCGGTCGATGACGCATTCAGCCCCGGCTTCGAGATCAAGACGGGCGAGCTTGACGCCGCTGACATTGAACAGCTCGAGATTTATATGGAGCGAAACCGCATTGTTGACACCAACATGCAGGCGGTCAAATGGGGCCGCTTGTTCGGTGGTGGTGCAATCATCATCCTCACCGACCAGAAGGCCGACGAGCCGCTCGACATCAAGAAGATCACTGAAGACAGCCCGTTCGAGCTGCGCGCGGTTGATATGTGGGAACTCTATTCAAACGAGATGAACGTCAACGCCAACACCCAAGTCGGTGGAGCACTGGGCGCACAGTCGGGCGAGTTCTATAACTATTACGGCTACCGCATCCACCAGTCGCGCGTGATGATTTACAAGGGCAAAGAGGCACCGTCATTCTTGCGCCCTCGCCTGCGCGGTTGGGGCATGAGCGAGATGGAGCGCGTCGTTCGCTCAATCAACCAATATCTCAAGAATCAAGATGTCATCTTCGAGCTGCTCGATGAGGCCAAGATTGACGTTTACAAGATCAAGGGCTTCAACGCTGCGCTCA